TTGCCATGTGTGCCGCGATAGTAGCGAATTGAACACCTTGCAGCCCCAACGCTTGTAAATACTTCGGGGTTATCTTCATGCAACTTACGGGCTAATGTAAGCGATGGCAAGTCAGGCCACTTTAGTAATGCTTCCTTCACGACTTCTCCCGATAATGCCATGCGACAAATATAGTATTATCTCCCTTGCCCTCTGTACGCCTTAAACCCCTTCGCCCTATACTTACTATGTCTTCTCAATTTGCGCTTAACACGGGGCTTAAATTTGCCCCCTACGATAATCTTTGCCATTAGTCTGCTTTAATGTGTTTGAGTATAATTAACTCCATGCGTTTCATTTCGTTTTGCAGCCCGTCAACTTTCACCTCCAAACCTTTGCGGCCGTCCTCACATTCTCGGTGAAGTTGCCTTGTTTCGCTCAGGCTTTCTTTTATGTCTGCCATCTCGCCTTTGGTAAATTCGTTAGCTTCCTTATATTGCGTAATTAGCCCTTTTACTTCTTCGAGTTGCTGGTTCTTGCCCAATCGAATGCCGCCCCACGCACCGCCCGCAAGCCCTCCGATTGCCGTAATAATTGCGCCTATTCCCTCTGCTTCCATTGCCTTAAAGTGTGCCATTGTTTCGTTTGTCTTTGTCGGCAGAACCCTGCGAACTGCCGAAATAATATGATGCTACCGATGTAACGATGCCAAAGGCAAACCCGATGGCCGTATCAATAGTGCGCTGGTTCTCCGTTGGGATAGTTAAGAATGAAGCTGCAAAAACGTAACCCATCGCGCTAATGTACACGATGAATGCAAGTGTGAAACGAATGTAGTGGCTACTGAATTTCATTTTCTGTTGGTATTTCAACCTCTACAATTTGCAATTCATTAACCCAAGCAAATTCAGGATTAACACAATCCCTAACCTCCTCCGCTGAAATATACCAATTTTCTAAAACCTCTATTGGGTTAAAATAAGAATCGGGCATATACATTTTTCCCGATACTCGAACCGCTTGTTGTACGGTTAATTGTGCTAATAGTGCTATCATCTTCCAAGTGCTGTATTAAATGATGCAATGGCAGCGTGCATTTCTATTACCTCTGCATTTGTCATGCCATCGTGAATTATTGATGTGGCTATATTGGCATTAACGTAACCCGATGTTGATAACCCAAGATTTAAAGCCATTAAGGTAATTGGGTTGGTAGACCTCCCAGTAGCTCCTGTTGTTCTTGTAACCACTAAAGCCCCATTTTTCAATAGACTATTTGCATTTGAAGCGGTTCTATTTGCTGTGAAAATACCTTGAAAATTCCCTATGCTTGGTGAAACAGGAGGGAATCCATCATTAACAGGATGGTATATTGTATCTATACCTACGCCATCCAGTCCAAAAATATCCGAACCAGAGGCAACAGTTCCTAAAAACCATTTATCAGCAATAGAACTAAGTACAACTGTATTTTTTTGATAAATGGTAACACCAGCACCGTTTGATGTTAAAAAACTAACAGGATCGAGAAAGGTATTTGCGTAAGCATTTATAGCATTTCCAGTAATGCCATTGCTATTAAATGTCATACCACCAAAGAACCCAAGCCTAAAAGCGGCATTAGTATCTAATGGATTTACAGCATTCCATTTTGTAGTGACTGACGTACCACCAACCATAAGGTGAGCGGCTTTGATTTTTGTCAACCAATTAGTAGTTGCTTTTGATGTTACAAAGAAATTATTAACTGCACTCCAAAGCGCACTGCCCGTAATCCCGTGAACAGTAATACTTCCATTGTCTGCAATACCAACGGCTGTCATATATGCTATTGTTTCAGCTTCATATAATTGAGTAGCAACGATGGGAACAAAATCACTCACGGTATCTGTGCCATCGCTTGCCATTACATACACATCATACGTTCCAACACGGTTAACAGTCCAGTTATACACAGCCCCAGCTTGCTGAATTATTAACTGAATAGTTACCCCGTCAAATGTGAAAAACGTGTAACCAGTTGGGGTTATGTCGGTGGGTGTTGCGGTTAGTGTAATCACTTGGGCAACGTCAGGCGTTGTGTCGCTTACTGCGAGTGATACCGATGGGACTGGTGGGCATGAACTTGTGAAACTAAGCGTGTCCGTAGGCGCATCGTAACTGCCCGAATTAACCGCCCCGTCTAATTTGGTAATTAGGTTAAAGGTCGAGCCACTTGACAAGGATTCCTTGTTGACTGCGTTAATCTGAAAGGTAACGGGTGAACAGGCAGCAGATGTAAAGTCTAAAGTATCCACTCCGTCCCACGTGCCGTTGTTTGCCGCCCCGTCTAATTTGGTAATTAGGTTAAACGTGCTTGCATTGGCTAACGTCTTAATTTGTATCGCGTTCCTTTGCAGAATTGCAGGCGTTGTAGTGAAATTTAGCGTGTCAAGTCCAGCATTATACACTCCACCAGCCACGCCATCCAATTTCGCCAACAGGTTAAACGTGGAGTTGCCCGGTATAATCTCCGATTGCGCCCCGTTAATCTGCAGGTTGGATGGATTGCTTGTAAAGCTTAGCGTTTTTGTGCCAGCGTTAAACGAACCCAAGTTATTTGTCCCGTCTAATCTAGTAATAAGTGGATAGGTTGCCCCTGCTGGTACCGTAAAAAATGCGTTTCCATTTTGAGTAACCGTAGCATCCACGCAAGTGATACCATACTCCGCTTCCAAACAAGCTACTTGCGAAGGTGTTAAGCGTGCAATTACACTAGGGTCGCAAAAATCGTATAGCGTTAACCCATCTACACTAGGTGGGATTGCCGCGCCTGTTTGTGGAATTTGGCAAGCGTCCCATGTGAACGGCTGCCGTATTTGGATCAGTACGCTATTGCCTGCAACTCGGTCGTTAAACCTCTCTGTGAACGGGTCGATGCTTGCGCTAGTGATTACCTTGTAACTTTGAGCGTGTTGCTGCTGAAAGTATGCTAGAAAATCCAAAAGAATAAGCAACGTATCGCTTAGAACTTCCTGTTCCATACCTGCCGTATCATCACCTTCTTCGCCTGTGATTACCCTGTCAGCACAAACCAAGCGAATAGAATAAACCAGTTCGCGGTCACCTATGCTGGTAGTTTCGTGAAATACCCAAAGCAAAGGGTACGCACGTTCTAAAGCCTGCCACTCCGCAAAATCACCTACTCCTGTTGACTGGATTTGTAGATGCGCTGCTCCGAGTGTCGTTATCTGTGATATTACTTGATTGAGTGTCAGTAGCACGTAAGTATTCTTTTAGAAGTTCTGTGTTTTTCTTTGACTTTCCGCGTTTATTCATCTCTATATTTTTGCTGCAAACTTTGAACTAGCCGCGTGCTTCCAAGAAATATGCTAGACTTGAACGCATTATTGCTGGGCTGAATTACATCCAAGCCGCTTCCTGGATTCTCATAGTCAGGAAACAAAGTAGAGTTCTCGCATAGGTAATTGATAAGCCGTTGCTTATACCATTGCGCTTTGTTCAACTCCATCTCGCAGATATAGTCTACATCCGACTTGAAAGCTGGGCTGCTTTGCTCGCTGTTTTGGATTTGCAGCCCTTTGTTTGTAATCTTGTAGTGCGCCATCCTAATACATTCAGCAGTTACGTAGTGCTTCAAACAGGGCTGTATGTAGTTATCCATTAGCGACTTGTTAACGCCTGCTAATGTGTTGGCGATAATGTATCCCATCAAAGCAACGTAGTAAGTTGTGCCAATTACTGTTTGAATCTCGCTATCTTGTGCCCAAAGGATGGCTTCTTTGATATACTTAATATCGACATTCTTAGATACTTGCGTGTTATCTTTTAGAAAGTCCTCCGATAAGAATAGTGCTGTTGCCATGTTATGCTCGTGATTTAATTACAACACTTTCCCACGCATGGCGGCAATAGCTTGTGGTTACGTTTGTGCCTTTGCGTGTCCAAAAACCACCCCTACGCATCCACACGTTCCTATCTTCGGCCATGCTTATCCCTTGGATTTGCTCACTTGTCCATACTCTTTTATTACTTTCGCGAACCATTTTTCGGCAAAATTCTCGCGTAGTTGGTATGATGGCTTCGGGCGCTGGTAATAATTCGCCAGTGTTAGGGTCAATACCACGACCGCCTGCCTCTTGGCTTAATCCGTAACGGTATGCTATCTTAAAACTCACACCTAACGGTTTGGCCTGTGTTAATTTGCGCAAGCCATCCGTACTAACCTCGTAAGCTATTTGCGTTGCGCCTGCTACCGATTGCGTGCCAACGGTCAAAAGCCCCTGTGCAACTAATTCGTTTACTGCTAAGGCTATTTCTTCGATGCTTACACTTAACAGTTCAGCAATGCCTGCGTAGGTAACCAACGGGTTCTGTTTTAGTTGCTCAAGTATGCCCATCAAAAACGGGTCATCTTCAACTCCAAATTTCATAACCCTATCCTCAAAAGCTAACTGGTCTTTTTCATCTCTAAAGCGAACCTTGCGAATTGGCTTTACAATTTCCCACTCGTCTAGTGAGTAGCCTGTTTGAGCGAATGCTTCAGCTACTAAATCTTCGCTATCGCTTTCAGATTTTAATTTTAAAACTTCCTTAACTTGAGCGGTGTCCAAAGATGGCAACCCTACAGCTTCGCGTATTTCATTAGTAGTCATAACGGCTACCTTAGTAGCTTCGCTGTAGCCCTCCGAAATTGGTTCGCTTGGTATAATCTGAATGCGTTTCTCAAAGCCCTGCAATGCAGCCAATTCGTTAAGCACATTTATAATAAAGTCCTGCCTTGCCCGAACGTACGTGTTTTTGAACAGTTCGTAACTGTCGCGAACCTGCGTACGTGTGGCAAATACCCCATCCTCTTTGATTCCAAACAGCGCAGGGTCAACTACCCTATGGCCGCTGAATATCTCTTGTTGTACGGTCTTATTTAGAATGTCAAATCGCGAATCAAAGTCATTAGAACCAAGCGGCAAAACCTCCACCGCTTGCTCTTTGCTATCGTTAAAATTCAAAAGTATGCGGTTTGCGTTATCCGTGCCGCAAAACTTAGATTCTATTCGGGCTTCGATGGTTTCCTGCTCCTCCTCCGTAGGTTGTCCATTGAAGAAGTTAAACATAAAGCCAGCAACAAAGCCGTTTTTAACGCTGTTAAGATGGAAGTTCGCAATTTCGCTATCTAGTTCGATGTAAGGGATTGCACCCAAATAAGGCGGCAAAGGATAGTAGTCGGCCTTTGGATGGTATGCTTTAATATAAAGTAACTGCTTGCCGCTTTTTTCGTTGTAATCAAACGCTTTGATAGGTTCGATTGTTTCGGGTTTGGCTTTCTTCCAGTCGTTGCAATGGTAATAGGTTTTTTGGTCTTTGCTTACCCTGTACTTTGCAAACTCCGCGTGATACATTTGGTATCCACCCTTTTTATCGTACAGAATCTCAAGTGCAAAACCTCCGAATATCTCCAAATCCAAAGAACACATTTGGATAATGTCCTCCAAAGTTTGGTTTGGGTTTGGCTCTGAAATGAATTTATTTAACCGCGCTATCTGCTCGGTGTTTAATCCCTTTTCGTTAACGCTCAAACCTTGCCCAATAACATAATCAACTTTGCCGTTCACAATTGCGTAATGCTTTGCAGAACGGTCGTAAATGTGAAGTAGGTAGTCAGGGTATTGGTTTACCCATCCTTCGCTAGTCCCGTACAAAATCCAATCTTTGGACTGTTGTTCTTTGAACTCAGGTACTTTGTGAGCGGCAAAATTTAAGACTGAAAAGCTATTTTTACCCATTGTAAACCGCGAATGTTTGGGCATCGTTGCCCGTGTATGTTGGTGTTGCTGTAGTTGTGCCAGTTACCACGCACATTCCACTTTCAAATGCTGTTAATCCTGCTGGGTTAAGGTTGCTTGCGCTTGCTTGCCCATAAATCACGTACCTATATTCTCCCTCCAAAGTCAATTTGACTTGACCGTTCACAGCTACGGGGTTTGCCGTTTCCGTAATAGTAAACGCATTATAGCGGTCACGAAAAGCGCTAGTATCATCAGCTATGCAGTATTGCGTTACCATGCTAGTAAGGTTCTCAAAGGCAAAAAGGTAATGTAGTGCCGTCCCCTTTTCAGTTGTGGTCACTATTACCGTGTTAGCTTGCCCTTTAGTTATCCTAATCATTAGGTAAGTGCGATGAAATACTCAATGTCAACTGCTGCGGTGTCTGCTATTGCGCTAATCGCGCTAATGTTTGCCCACGCGCTGAAGGTGTTAGCCGTTTCAATTAGGCCGTTATGCAACTCAAACGATTTGCCAGCTTCGAGTTTAACCCAATAGTGATCAGAACCATCTGATATTTTTAAGCTAACAAAATTGGTATCGTCCTTGTTGGTGATGCGTAGGTATTTAACCGCTGTTCTCACAAAAGTACCAGCGGCATTTGCTGTGCCATAGTTAACCACGGTCACCTCGCTGGTAGGTATGGTTAAAATGCGTTGGTCAACTTCATTTATGCTTGGAATGGTAAGCGTATTAGAGTTGCCGTAGCTTTTGTTGTTAAGGCTAACCGCTTCCGTAATTGTTACGGTCAAAGTAGCGTTTGTTATTGTAGTTGCCATCGTGTGTATTTTGCTTAAATAGGTAAAATGCTCAAAGTGTTTCAAAAAGAAAGGCCGCTATTAACGGCCTATCTAAATCCCTATGTCAAACCGTTATTAGGCGGTTATTGATGCAAGTAAAGCTACTGGAACTGCGAGCATTGGATTAGGCTCTAAACCATTGAACGACATTGTATACCCGTTCAAGTCTGCGAAGGCCGTACCAGTCGCGCCTGTGCCTGTAGCGAAGTCCAATCCGTTAGCATATCCAGCAACCCAATAAGATGGAGTTTCTTCATTGGTTTCAATAATTGCTACTACCCTATTCTTTGCAAGTAGTTGCATTTCGTTACGCTTTGCAACTTCCAATTTGCGAAGTACAAATGTCAAAGATGGCACGTAGTGGAGTGACCCGTTGCGATTGCCTGCAGTTGGATCATCTGAAAACATACTTTCCTCTTTGGTCAACTCGTACTTTCTAAAGACGGCTGTTGGTGTGGCAAATGATGATATTTGTCCAGTAGTGGCAACCGCTCCAAGAGCAACGTAATCACTGTAGCGTGCAAACCTTACGGATTTGATGCCGCCAATGTCCTCTTTACATCCTAATGTGAACCCCTGTGTTAATACGCAAGACATGTTTTTAGTGTATAGTAAAGGCGTGAGCAGTTAAGCCCACGCCCTTAGATGAATAAATTAAAGAACTATCGCAGCGATTTCGTTCGGGAAAGCTACCTGAGTACCTACCTTAAACTCCATTGCTACTCTTACTTTGCGGTCGTCCTTAGAATACCACACTTCCAAAGAATCAAAGTCACTTTCAGCATCTACTCCAATGTAGAAGTTAGAAGCAGAACCAGCATATACACTCTTCACTCCAGTCAAACCGTCTACAGGGATAAACTTCAAGTTGATGCCTGGGAAGCTAAGACCTTCGCTTGCATCGCTGTCAGTTGCACCATTCACTCCGCTGTTAATTTGAACACCGTAAGTTGAACCGCCTACTACCAACGCTTGCACTAGAACCGCGTAAGTGTCATATCCTACGAAAGCAACTAGGTCGGTCTTAGAAGTAAGGCCAGCAGTAGCGAGTGCATTATACAAACGGAACGCCATCTCTTGTGCGTTTGTTACTGTGAATGCAGTTGCAAGTGGAGTGCCACCTAGGTTTGCATTGATGTAACCAGAACCGATTGTAGTTATAAAGCCATCCCAATAAGAACCGTTATTTGAAGTTGGAGCAGAAAGGCTACCCTTCCAAATGTTCTTGTCAATTTCCAAAGCTACTTTAGCCAAGTAAACCTCCATGATTTTAGCCCATACTTCAGCAGGTTGTACTTCTTCCGAATGCGAACCAGCTCTCATTTTGGTAACGAAGAAACGGGTTTCCAAATCTTTAGGACACCATTCATCGTTAATCTTTACCTTGCCCGGAGTAAGCGTTCTTTGAGTAAAGGTAGTATTACCAGTCGCATCAAAAGAACATCCGTCTGCTTGAAAGAAAACCGATTGAGTAAGGATAGGTAGTTTAGATGGCCCTTTTACACCGGGCATTACTTCTACCAAATTCATCATTTTGGCTTTGTTGATAGTACCAGCCATCAAAGGGAAACGATTCTCTTCGATGTATGCCACTAAGCCGTTTACGTTAAATGCACTTGCCATTTTGTTAAGTTTTTAAATGTTATTTTTTTAGTTTTTCTTACGTGTTTCTAGCCACCTATCAAGTCCGTTTGCATCTTCTTTTTTGAAGTAATTTTTAACGGCTTTGGTTGGTGTTGCTGTTGGTGTTGTGGCGAATTTCTCGAAAAGGTCAGCCATTTCGTTAACCGCTTTTCTCAAATTAGCGTTGTCAGCTTTGATGGCTTCGTTCTCGAATTTAAGGTTGTTGATACGGTCACCAATTGAAGCGTTAATCTTCGCCATAACTGCTGCCTGTATTTCATCCATGTTGAACGCAGGCTTTTGTGCTGCCAATGTTGGAGCGTTTGGAGCAACCTCCATTTCTTCTACAACTATTTCAGCTTCGGGTGCTGGTATGATTTCAGTAATTAGACCAGCTTCAGTAGTAACCACGCTGCCGTCCTCTAGTTGGTGTGCTGCGTCTGGTGCTGGTAGCAATTCGCCATCTGCTCCGATAACTTGAACCAATGCGCCTATGGCTACTTCGGGTTCAATACGTACTAGCGTGCCATCTATCAATTTTGCGTCCTCAAATTTCAAGGCCGTTGCAAACAATAATTTCTTAATGTCGCCCAATTTTTCTTTGATTGTCTGTTCTAAATTCATAGGTTCGATTTTGTCTAAATAGATTTAATGGTGTTGGTGTTCAATTAGCTTCTAAAATTTCGCGCAATGCCGAAATAATACGGCTATCAATATCGCGTTCTATTGCTTCGTCAAATATGCCTTCAACACTAAAACCGCGAAACGTGCCATCTTTAACTTTAGCCCAAACCGCATCGTTGTCTACTTTGAAAGACCCAAACCAACTGCCATTTGGTAGCGTATCGTGACCGCTTGGAGTACCTATGCCGCGTTCTTCATCTATTAGTATGCTTTCAAACATGAACACGCCATCCACGTCTTTCTCGTGCATCTCGTTAACCATTGAAAGCCTACCCTCGCGCATGAATTTGAACACGATTTTCTTAATGGTTTCAGCGTTGAAAACAACGTAGTATTCTTCGCCTGTTTTTGACCGTCTAAAGATTGGCAAGTCGGCAACCATTAGCGCGCCCGACACTATGCGCTTTTCTTCGCTTTGGATTTTGAACGCTTGCCCGTGTTTTTGAAATGCAAGCCATTCGCGTTTAATTGCAGGGTCGTCCACAAAGGATATTTTTTCAACCCTTGTTTCATCATCCAACTCGTCAATAGTCATTTCGATTATTTTGTTTTCCATTGCCTTAGTTTTTACCCACCTCCAAAAGTGGACTGTGATTCTATTTGGTTAATGTTTGCTTGCGACCCTGTTATTTGCGTTTCAACTACATAGGCTTGCACTGGCTGTAGTTCAGCTTGCTGCGTGTTGCCTAATTGCGTTGTGTTGGTTGTAACTGGAGAGAATGATGGTGCGGATGTTGCGCCAATGCTGGATGCGGTTGGAGTAGATACCGACCCCCCACCTGGTGCGCTTGAAAGTATAGCGGTTGCCTGCGCTACTGAAGCTAAAACGGTTGCAATAGATGTAGCAATAAATAATGGAGTAGCCACAAATGCACCTGGTCCTGTTGCTGTTGCCGAAGTAGTTGCGCCTGCTATGGCTTCCGATATTGACATTGCCGTGTTGATAGCTAATTGACCGATTGCAAAGGCTTTAGATGCAGCCGTTTGTTCACCTTGCGCAGTTGTGATAAGTTGCCCTATTGCACCAAGCCCATTAGCTACTTGCCCAGCAACCATAAGCCGCGCTTGTTTTACTTTCTTTTCTTCTTCTACCTTTTTGGCGTTGGCATCCTGTTGAACTTTAAGTAAATCGGCTTCTAATTTCTCGGCATCAGATAATTGTTTTTGATTAAACGCAGCAGTCAAATCATTTCTGATAACCATTTGCTCTTGCTCATACAGTAAGCTTGCTGCCTCTGCTTGGTCAAGTATTAACTCCCTATCCCCCTGCTGTTGAAGTATGGCCGCGTTTACAGCTTGAAATTTTAATTTTTCCGCTTCTAAAGCCCTATCAATATCTAATTGTAGTTGCTCCTCAGCTGTAACCGCTAATCGCTCCGCTGTATATTCAGCTATTGTAACAGCATTTTCAGCTTGCTTTTCAGCTATTTTATAATTGCTTTCTGCTATAGCTGCCTTTTCTTCTGCTAATTTTCTTTCAGCTTCTAGTTCTGCTTCCTTTTGTTCTTTTAGTCTAGCTAACCTTGCAGCATCCCGTTCCCTATCCTTGCCTTCCTGTTCATTTTTTAAGCCTTGTATTTCAGAATTAAGACTCTTTTCTCTTTTTAATCCTTCATTTTGAAGTTGGTAAACACGAACAGCAGCTTCGCTTGCAATCCTTTTTTCTTCTTCACCAGCGTCTACTTGTGCTGCTACATTGGCAGCTAATATTTTAGCTTTTTGTTCGGCAATTTTTAACTCTTGTGCAGCAACCTTTTCTTCAAATTCAGCAGCACGTTTAATGGCTTCAATTCTTTCTTCAGTAGACTTGTTTAGGTCGTCAGCAATTAGTCGCGCTTCGGTTATTTTTAAATTAGACTTTGCCCTTGTTTCATTTAATTTACCTTCAGCAACTCCAATATCATTTAAGGCTTTTGCATTATTTACGGCTGCTGCTGTATTTTCAACTAATCCAACGGTAAATGAATTAAAGGATTGTTTGATATTATCAATGCCACCTTTAAAGTCTAGGGTTAAAAAGGAACCAACGGCCTTAACAAACCCAAGCCATCCGTCTATCAAATTGCTTACAACAGCACCAAGCCCAGCCATTGCCACACGTAAAGACTGCGCTCCCTTTTCGGTGTTGGCAAAATATGCTACCAACGTGCCAACAATTACAACAAACGCACCTATACCCGTAGCAACTAATGCCACACGCACACCAACAAGTGAAGCCTTTACGGCATCAAATGAACTTTTTAACCCAGTTACTGCAGTTGCGGCTTGTCCAATAGGTCCCGGTATTAAAGCCGCTGCATCCGCGCCTGCCTTAAATCCGTTAGACATTGACTGAGACGTTGTATCAGATGCTTTTTTAGTTTCATCTAAACGCTTTTTGATGTTATCTAAATCTTTTGTCAGCTTGTCAAATTGCTCCTTACTTGGAACTAATTCAATATCAATAAGTATCTTTTTGCCTGTTGCCATAGCTTAGATTTGAACGAGTAT